TTTTACCGTCGAGCACTGTACGAAAACAGTGAAGTTTCACGTCTTGGTGAGGTGCCTCTGTCCACCACTGCGTGCGGCGACCTTTTGTTTTGGAACTTCGGTTTGTTGGGAGACCAATTCTCCCGCACCTCTGCCAAACGTATGATTCTATATTAACGAATGTTAATAAACCATGGTGAGTGCTTTTGTGGATTGCGGGTCTTTGCCCAATATTCCACTTCTAGTCACCTTCACACTCCGCAAATCCACCCCTTTCCTTGTGTGGTTTTCGGCGCGGCATTCTATCTTCGCGCACTATTAGTAAGATATCGTGTCGCTGATGAGGCGACTCCAAAACCCCAGGTTTCCGAGTTTGGTTTTCGGTCGCCGTCACACTTCCTGATACTGTAAAGTGTGAGCGGACATTTCACCCCGCGTATTTCGGCCGGATTAAAAGGCAGGCTTGTCCAACTATTCGTTTCCTGGGATCCAAAAACATTGTGTTGGCTGCCGCAGTCCGTTATTCTGTGGCGCCCTTTACGGTTTTTCTTAGCTTAGGGGAACAACTCCTAGCCACCTAGTTCGGGGTGGCGTTCATCGGGCTGTCCTGTGTACGTCCTGCATGGTGTATGTGCAGGGGAGCGTGTTGGCACGAGGCCTGTTGGATTAATGGACACCCGGGCGAAGTATTTCCGTGATGGGTGTAGTCCGGCCTTGTGCTGGGGTGATTACGACGGCAGGTGCCACCAGAGGGCACTAGCCGAAAATGGTGGTATTCCACCAACCCCCCCATCCAGCTTTTTGCAGTCATCTTACACGACAAATGCAAAAAGCTACAATTACACCTACTCCGACCGACCAGCAAGCATGTCTTCCACCGCATTCTCGTACGTGCCACACGACGCTGATTACGATGCCATCAACAAGCAACTTTCTCAGTTCGGTCGATTCAAGCTTGCGGAACAGATTCGCGCTGATGCGCCAGAGTTGTACGAAGCGCTTGAGCGCCACACGGAGAGGGCTGGCCTCGATGCCCGTTTGCCGGCTACCGTCGCTGTCGGCCTCACCTACCACATTGAACAGTTGGAGAGGGCGTATGACATTGTGCTGTCCCGCTTCCATGTGCGGGAGATGTTGGGGGTTGTGTATTCCTTCATCTTTGACGGGTCAGTCGAGAGTGACGAGCTCCGTGCCAGGTATCTCAACAAGACCTTTACTGGAGCAGATTTTGGGTTGGGGGCGTCCCAAAGTCCTGTCACGCTCCTTCACGCGTGCCGCATGATCGGCGTTGATGTTGCGAGGGATGTGTTCCTCGCTATCGGGCTTGGGGTGCGTGACGGTGACGGGCTACAGCTTCGCGACGTCGATGACGTGGTGCGTGAGGCCGTTGCGTTTGACATCTCAGAGCCACACGTTACCCAGAGCGACCGCGTTGCAGGCATTTTGAAGCGCTGGCTTCCGGAGTACCGCGCCAACTTGGCGTTTTACGAGGCTTGCCACATTTCGCGAGGGGTCAGGAATCGCCTCAACCTGATCCACGAGGCTTCTGAGGATGAGTTCACGTTTGAAGTCCGCGCAACCATTGCGCTGTGCGCTTGCCTTAGGGCCTATTTCGCCGAGCCGGTTTCTGGGCTCAAATTGTTGCGGGACTTTTACCACGACTACGGCGACTTGCCCCGCGAGCTGCGGTGGGTTCTGTGGCGTTACGACCGGCAGACGGCCGACGACTTTATTGTCATACGCCTCGCAAGGGGTGGTGAGAGGGTCCACTTTTACCGCGACGTTGACGGGGGCCTGTCAGCTGGCGAACGGCTGCGCTTGCGGCAACATTTGCGTCGCGGGTTCCGGCCCATAAGCCTACGCGTGTCTGGCGATGTGGTCTTTGACGGCCTAAGTGTCCTGCAGGCCCAGTCGGGTGCGGATACGCGTGATGAACGCGAGGAGAAGCATCGGGCGAGTGCCAAGCGCGCTGAGGAAGCCGCGCGCAAGCGCGTCCCAAAGAAAGAGCGTCTGCGTGAGGTGCATGGTAGGCGTGACAAGCGCAATCCCGCCTTCCTCGAGGCACAGGGCCCGTTCGAATTCCTTAGGAATGCGGCCGGGGCGTTGACGGGTGGAGCCTTCTGTTTGTGCCTGAGAGGGGCCATTACTGCCGTGCGGGCTCTCCGTCGCGCCACTGAAGACACAGGCGTGTTGTCTTCCATACGCCAGAGCGCGTGCGCGTTGATGGCCAAGGTCACTACCATGATGAGACTTGAGAGATGGAATTTACCACAAGCGTTGGTCAGGGCACTGGTCGTATGTGTGGTCCTCTTTTGCTTGCGCTCTCTCACGGGGTGGACACCCTTTGACCTTGACCTTGTCCACGCGTTCGTGTACGTGTTATTGGGCGATGCATTGTGCAGCGTGGTAGGTGCGTGCGTCAACGACCAGTTTGTGCGCATGCGGACTGAGCTTGCTGGAGCCGCCGGTGACGTCGCCAGGGAAGTAACGTCCGTTGGAGTGCTGGATTGGCTTGCACCAAGGAGGGGTGCTGGACCCACACTGCGTGCCCAGGGTCCTGCAGCTGACACGTTGCTCGGCGCGGGCGGAGTCATACTGCTTGTCGGATTGATCAAGGGTGGGGCTACCACCGGCATGCTGATGAACGAGGTTTTTCGGCGGGCCAGTGTAATAACTCGCACTCGCGATGGGCTCGATTATATTGGTGACAAGGTCCTTGTCGTTCTTGAACTGGTTGTTAACCTTTTGCGCAAGATGGTTGGCAAGGGCCCGGTTTCTTGGCGGAATAAGAGCATTCTGGAGATGGAAGCGTGGATACGCGAAGCGGATGATGTTGTTTTGGAATTTAGGAATCCTGCAGACGTCATGACGTATTCAGGGCTCAAGAGGATGGGTGACGTGATCAACCGCGGTGCCCTTTTGAGGGCCGCATTCACCGTTGGTAGCCCCCAGTACCAGGCGGTCTGGAAGAAATTGCAGGAGTGCATTGCTGCCGATAAGGCTTTCCGCGCCACGAGGACGGCGGCCACGCACAGCCGCGCGGAACCTTTGATGGTGGCCACCTATTCCGCCCCCGGCGTTGGTAAGACCGTTCTGTTGCCGATGATGGCCTCCTATCTCTTGATACGCGGGGAGATAGGGGACTTGACCGTTCCGCCCGAGCATATGCAGCAGCAGATTTATCGGAGGGCGGTGGGCTCACCCTATTGGGAAGGTTATACCGGTCAACCCGTCCTCGTTATGGACGATGTCATGCAAAACAAGGCTGCTCCCATGCCCGACGCCAACGAGTCACTTGACATCATCAACCTCGTGAACAATTTCCCGTGCATCCTCAACTACGCGGACTTGCCTAACAAGGGTGCTTGGTCTTTCCAGTCCCCGTTGATTTTGGGCACCACCAACCTTCGCGATTGGACGGCACACGTGCACACGCATGTTGTAACGCCGACAGCAGTGAAGCGTAGGTTGTATGGTCTTGAGTTGCGGGTGAAGCAGCAGTGGGCCTTGAGCGATGGTAAGCTCAATTACTCAGCATACTTGAAGGAGTTGGAGGGGCGTGCCACATCCGTTGGCGTGCGCAGTTACCCGTTCGACATCTGGGAGTGCAGGCACATTGGGTTTTTTGACACGTCCGCGGGCCTGTGGAAGAGCCTGGACGTGGAGTTGGAGGAGATTGCCAACATTCTACGCACGCGGCAAGCTGATCACGTTGTGTACACCGACAAGTTGGTGGGCTGCACAAAGGCCTTCATGGGGCTACAAGCACAGGCGGGGTACGCCAGCAGCGATGACGAGGAAGACCCCTTGCAGATGCATCCATTGTTGCAGGAGGGCGACGCCCTCATTCCCCAAACCGGCAGCTTCATGCATTCCCTGTACTCTATGCGCGGCTTTGATTCTGACGATGCCCCAGGAGACATTCAGGCGGTCTTTCCGGGCTTTGAAGGTGGGGAGATTGACCGCATTATTCCGACAGCGGTGTCGCCTGATCGTGCTGAATTGGCGGCTTTGCTTGTAGCCTTTTCGTCGGCGGAGGGTTGCGCAGACGGGCTCATTACTAAAACCCAGCATAGAAAGAATATGTCGCGGTTGGCCTCTACTTGGCACGTTGTGTCTTTGGTTGAGGGGGTCAAGCGTCGGGCCGAGCAGGGCAGTATATTCAAGCCAGGAGGGCCATGGCTTTTCCGCCCCGGCACATTGAAGTTCCTCACTGTCGCTGGTGCGACGCTCTTTGTTGGCCTGAGGTTTCCCTCCATGTACCGCGCTTTGTTTGACATGGTGTGGGGCTTCTTGCGCACCACTATTGGGTTTCTCATTCGGCCTTTCGCAGGCCCTTATTCGGAGCAGAGTGTGCATAAGAGCGCGGTTGACAGGGCGCGCGTGGGGGCCCGCAAGCTGGACATTGTGTCGCTTGGTGAGCAAACCGGCCATGTTGGCCAGTTGAGCCTTGAAAGAGTTGTGCTTGGCGCACTGTTTGCGGTGAACATAAAGGGCGCGCACGAGGCGAAGTTTAACAAGCAGCTCGGTTTTGGCATGTTTGTTAGTAACCGTGCGTTTATTGCCCCAGGGCATTTTGCCAAAAACCTGCGCAGTGCTGCCTCCGATGAGGGGGCGGTTGTCGAGTTGCGCAGCAGTGCGCAGAGTGAGCTTAGCGTTGAATATCCCATCGCCAGGTTTCTGAAGCATTTGCGCCTTGAGGACGGGACCACCGACGTGGCTTGGTTTTTGCTGGATGAGATGGTTGGCCGGCGCAACATTGCCTCCCGTTTCGTGTCGGAGAGGCAGCTTGTAGATGCCCGTTTGGAGGGTAGGCCGGCCAACTTGTTCGTGCCCTCTGACGATCCTGAGTGGTGCGGCCGGTTCGTTCAGGGTTTTGAGGTGCACCCGCGCAAGCGGGGAAAGATTTCTTACTCCGGTGTCACCATACAGCGGGCTTGGGAGTACGCCGCTGCCACCACTAATGGGGACTGCGGCGCGCCCCTGGTGCTCCAAAACAACGCGCTCTTTGAGAGTCGGGGCATTATGGGTTTTCATGTGTGTGGCGACGGAGCGCGCACTGGTTACTCCACAGTGTTGACGCGAGAGTATGTTGAAAGGACTATGGAGAGTCTACATGTAATCAAAGATGAGGGTATCGCGGATCTCATTGCGCAGGGTCACGTGATCGACGAATGCGCTGAAGGGCCGGCTGCGCTGGATAGCGGTAGCTTCACCTATATTGGTAAGCTTGACGCCGGCGTCAATTTGCCTCAACGCAGCAAGTTGGTCCGTACGTGGGTTGGCAGGGCCCGGTGTCTCAATGACGTTGCTGGTGGCGACGACCTGGCCCCCGCGCAGATGGGTCCGTGTGTACGAGGTGGGGTTAGGGTGGTTCCTATGGAGAAGGCCATTAGTGGGTATTCGGGACCGGTGCGCTTGTGGCAAGTGCCGGATTTGGACCAGTTAGTGCATATTGCGATGCGCAAACACGACGTGGCCACGCGCCATGCTACGGGCACGGTCTACAGCTTTGAAACCGCTGTGCTTGGCATGCCGGGGCGTAAGTTCCGTGGCATACCCAAGGGCACCTCAGCCGGTTTTCCACATGTCTTGGAGGAGGGCCGTGGCCCGGGCAAGACCGATTTCCTGGGGTTTGAAGCGACCGTCGACTTTTCATCTACAGGAGTCCGGAAGCTCCGCGAACGCGTCGACGCGATCGTCGAAGCCGCGCGTAGGGGCGTGCGACTTGGCCACGTTTACGTTGATGTATTGAAGGATGAATTGCGTCCATTTGAGAAAGTGGCTGCATGCAAGACGCGCCTCATTTCCGCGTGCCCCCTCCCTTATTTGGTTGCGGTGCGAATGTTTTTTGGCGACTTCTTGGTTCATACGATGGAAACCGCTGTGGAGACTGGCATGTGCCCGGGGATGTGCACGTATCGCGACTGGGGTAGGCTCGCTAACCACATCCTACGCTCGGGACCCGACGTGTTCGGTGGCGATATTAAGGGCCTTGACAGCAATGAGCAGCCCGACTGCTTAATGGCCATCTTACGCTACATTGAGAGATGGTATAGGCAAAGGGCGGGGGCGGACTACCGTCCAGAAGATGGCTTTGCGAGGGAGGTTTTGTGGTGTGACTTGGTTCACTCCCGCCACTTGGGGGGTGATGGAGTGTACGATTGCCATCTCTAC